AAGCCACGGAGAAGTTGGTGTTTTTAGATGCGAGCACAAACCCAATCATTGAAACTACTTCTAGATGAGTGCTCTACGCCTTCGTAAACCGTAGGTCGGGGGTTCAAATCCCTCCACCGGCTCCAGAACAAAGCCCATAACTTTCAACAGTTATGGGCTTTTTGTTTGTCCGTGCTTCTATGCAACCGCTTTTTGTAAGTGTTGATAATGCGTCAAAGAATGGTTAGGGGTGAAGCAGGGGAGAAGTTCATAATCCGCATCCGCTGCGGAAACCGCCAGCAAAAGGCCCCGGATCGCCATGGACGCCGGGGCCTTCGCTTGGGTGCTGCGGTTTCAGTGCGGGTCCAGCGCCTCCCGCTCCCTGGGGTGCAGCGTGGCCACGTATTCCAGCCGGCGGGCCTCCCCCTCGGCCAGGGCGCGGCGCAGGGCCTCGCTGTCCCGGCTGCTGGTGGATTCGACTGGGCGCTCTTTGGGTTTGCTCATGCGAGGATCGGCTCGACCGGGTAGGTGGTGCCGGTTGTGGGGGTGGTTGGGATCGCATCTCCGGAAGAATACAGGCGCGGATTGAGAATGCAGATGGGTGCCAGGAGCAGAGGGAACGCCAGCGCGAACGGGGCGGCCAGCACCGTCTGGACGTAGTAACCGGCGTTGTAGATGCTCACGTAATACTTGGTGCCAGCGTTCAAGGCCACTCCAGCGAAGGTGCCAGAGTAGACGCCGGTGGCACCGGGAGTGGCCGTGGTGGAGGCCAGGAGGGTGCCAGTTGCGGACCACAGTTTCAGGGTGTAGGTGCGCCCCGCCGCTCCGACGAATCGGATTCCGGTGCAGGTGGCAGCAGCAGCTAGGTAGAACTCAGAGCCAGTGGTGTAGTTGCCGCCGGTCTCAGAGATGGAGATGGCCGGGCCACCGCAGAGCGTGGCGTAGGACATGGTGATGGCATTGCCGCCGCCGCTGGCCGGGTGGTAGTGGGTCTCATTGGCGTATTTCCCGTTGGGCGTGCCTGCGCTGCCAGCACCGCTGTTCGCAGGAGGGGCGACCGTGCCCGCGCCGGTCATGCCATTCCAACTGGTCCCGGTCATCGCCCCGAAACTGAAGGCGAGGTTGGGCGTGGTGCCAGCGTTGGTGATCGTGACCGTCAGGCCGTTGGCGTTGGTGGCGGTGATCGTGGTCACGGTGCCAACGGTATTTCCTGCGGACTTCAGGCCCTGGGGGAAATTGGGGACCGTCGTCCCAGTCGGCAGCGTCATGATGAAGCTGCCGTTGGCGGGATCGACCAGGGCGAAATCGTAGAGGCTGCCGGTCTTGCACCACATGGACAGACCAGCGTTGGCGGTAATACCGATGCGGCCCTGCGCGTAGGTCACGGTGCCGAACTGGATTCCGGCTGCCGCCGTGAGCAGCCGCCCGGCGGTGAACTCCTCCAGGGTGCTCAGCCGGCCCACGAACTCCATGTCATTGGTGCCGGTCGGCACATGAGCGATGACCTCGGTGTTGTCGGGGGTGTTGAGCGACCAGTCATAGGCCGCGCCCCTGCTGGCGATGGTCACCAAACCCGCATTGGCGTTGAGGAACATCCTGCCGGAGTTGATGTAGCTGTAGGTTCCGGAGAGAACTGCCCCGGCCCAGGTGGACTGGGTCAGCGTCAGGTATGGACCCATCGTCGTGTAGTCCGCAGCCAGAGTCACAGGTGTGCCGTAGGTCAGGACGTAGGAGGTCAGCGTCGGGGCGCACTGCCCGAACGCGACCATGACCGAATCGCCGATGGTGGCGAGTTGAACTCCCCAATCCGAGGTGGTCCCGGCTGACGCGCTGGAGACGTTCACCTTGGTCCAGGAGCTGGCGACCGTCACGGCGCTCGTTGAGCTGTTGGGGGCAACGAGCTTGACCGCGCCGGAGCCGGTGACGCGCTTGATCCAGACGCTGTTGTAGAGCGTGCCGTTGGGAACGCCTGTGAGGAGCGCGGCCACGCGGAGCGTTCCATTGGCGGCTGTAGCGGTCAGTTGCAGCCCGGTGGACCCACCGGCCGGGTCATCAGCCACTGCGGTGTCTAGACCGACGTGAGTGTAGTTGGCCTTCCAGAGTTGAGTGGACCAGATCAGGTAGTTCGCGCTGGCACTGGTGGAGAGCGTGCGCGATCCTTGCCAGTCGCTGATGGAGAACGCCGGAGAGCCGGTTGGGGTCACAGGCTGGTTGCTGGCGTCGGTGATGACGTAGTCGGTGCTGACGCCATCACCCACGCCGAAGTTGTGTGAGGTGACGGAGCCGTTGGATGGGTAGGCTGGCCCCACGATCATGGAGTTGGCCACTAGGGCGTTGTGGACCGTCAAACCCCAGGGAATATCAGGGGTATTAGAACCATGCGGAACGCGCAGGTAGTAGGCATCCGACGCAGGGTTTAGGATCGAGAAGTCGAAGGCCGCCCCAGCCTTGCCCCAGATGGCCATACCAGCCAGGGCATGAGTGCCGATGGCCCCAGCGATGTCGCTAGTATCCAGAACTCCACCGGGCTTGATGGCCTGGAGGAACTCGCCCATGTCCATGTCCTTGTGGGCTTTGGCAGTCTTGTCGTTATAGGAGCATCCGACGGCGATAACACGACAGTTGGAGCCCCAATTGATGAAGGGCCGTGTGATGGAAGGAACGTAGCCCCCAGCGTCCTTGAACGCTGCGCTGACCAGAACCAACTTAATTCCGCGTCCGTAAGCTCCGGGCTGGATATCAATGCAACTCTTGACGTAGCGGATGCCGCCTTCGGCCGCGTCGTATCCGCTGACGCGGTTGTAATTCCCGCCGAGAACCAAAACAGTAACATCGCACTCACTGTCATTTACCAACGAGATGTGGGCATTTCCGCTGTTCCCCTCGCAGTATAAGTTTTCCAAAATAAGGCAGTTATCGCCATTAGCCCCGGTGATATAGCCGGTGATGCCGCCGCAGCCAACAGTATCACCAGGGATGGGCGGGTATGCCCCGACGCCGTCCCAGGGAATGACCTTGCCGTTGGCTTCAAATGCCGTGTTTTCAAATCTAACGCCACTGCCAGACCGGGAGAAAATGATGCCAGCATTGGTGTTGTGACTGAACGATCCGCCACGCCAGTTCTGGATGTTGTTGTTGGAAACCAGCCCACCGTCGGTGACGTTCAGCACCATTCCGTTGCGGTTATACATTGCGTAGACGTTGTCTGCCGCCAGGGCGATCCCATCGTTGATCCGAAGACCTTCATCGAATCCACCGATATTCAGGTTCCGCAGTCGCTTGTGGCCCTGGAGGTCAATGAGAATCGCGCGTGCCGTCTGGTCGCCACGGTCTGGCGAAAGCACCGATGTCGTGCGTAGGATGGTGAGATTTTCGATGGAATCGAATCCAGATACGCCCTGGGTGCCAGTGTTCGTGTGCGTTAGTGGATCGTGGACCTCCCCGATGCACCGGATGGCCGTGGAATCGTCGGGGCCGTTGTAGTAGATCCTCGTCCCGGCCATGGACTGACCTACAACGCTGATTCGGTTGCAGTGGCCGTCAGTTCCGTCATGGTGCGTGGGGTCGTAGGGCGTATACGGCGGTCCGCCCCCCATCCACGAGTAGTCGATGACCAGCTCGCTGCTCAGGCCATATGTGCCGTCCGGGATGACTCGACTACCGGAGCCATCGGCCAGGAACTCCTGCAACTGGGCGTGGCAGTCCGGGGGAGCGCCGTCCGAGGACCGCACTGCCTCCAGGTGCTCTGGTAGCACGTAGTCCTGGGCGGTCTGGGTGTCGATGATCTTGTCGGTCAGCTTCCGAGACTGGGCCGAGGCGAAGGGCAGTTTCGCGGCGACCGGAACCTGCCGGGTCAGCGAGAGATCGTCGTAGCGGTAGACCCCGCCGCCGGGGTAGTCCATGAACATGACGCAGCCCACGGCATTCGGGGGTGCCGTGGCAAAGCCCCCGACCGGATACCAGGGGTCATGCGAGGCCCCGCTGGGCAGGGTGGTGCCGTAGTGCTTGTAAGAGTCATCGCTCCCGACATGCGTCCCGTCCGGGTAGAGGGCCTCGCCAGCGGCGTCGAAAAACTCCAGCAGCACACCGATAGGGTCGGTCCCGGTGCCGTCCGTCTTCACATTGATGAAGCCGGAAAAATTGAAGGTGTCACCGGGAGAGCAGGGGACCATCCCAGTGCAATTGCGCCGGGGGAGCGGAGCATCGATGGAGGTCAGCCGCACATAGCGCGATCCGCTGCGACCATCCGGGGGCAGCGTCCCGCCTACGGTGGTGTCGTAGACCAGATACCCGGCCACGCCATCCACCAGGCCGAACTCTGAACTGCCATTGAGGACCAGGTTGGAGCCGTCCCCGGTCGAATTGGCGACAACGACAGTGGTTCCGGTCCAGGTGCTGAAGCCGGTGGGGTATATTGCCAATACCCGGATTTCGTATGTGCCAGGAAGGACATTATCCAGAATGGCACCCGATCCAGATACTGCCATTGGGATCCAGACGCTCCGGTCGCGGGATGCCTCAGCCCTGGCGCCGATGGCAGCGGCGTCCTGGGTCCAGGCCGCGGTGATGGAGGCGACCATGCTGCCCTGGCTGCGAGACGGGTTGACGGACCCGGTGAGCGCCGTGGGGATCGGGTAGGAAACTGTGGCCCCAATGGTGGGCACGATGGTGTCGGTGCTGTCGATCAGAGCGTATTTCGCTGGGTTGTTGCTAACCGCGAGGATTTGATACGCGGTGGTGTCCTGGGTGCTGGCATTTTTTATCGAGACGATGCGCCAGCGGGTGGGGAGTGTGGAAGCTTCGGAGAGGATCCACTGGGCCATTGCGACCGGCGCCGCCGGCAGGGCCGATGCCAGGGCCAGGGTGGAGGTGACACCCGCAGCGGTGGTGACTGCCCTGGAGGTCATCGTGCCATCGGGAAGGATCACCCAGAGCGTGTAGGTTTTCCCGGCCCCCAGCGTGACCGGCGCGTCGAGGGTGACGGCGGTGGTGGTGGCCGACAGGATACGCCCGCCCATGCGTGCTCGGGCCCGGGACGGATCCGCGATCAGAACCAGTGCGCCGGGCGCGAGGGCGATCCCCTCCAGGCCGGCGGAAAACGTGACGCTCTCCAACTCCGACTGCTCGGACAGGAGGATCGCACGGCCCATGCGTCGGGCCTGTCCCTGGCTGCACCCGAGATCGACCACCTGGACCGTCTGGATGCCGTAGCGGGCGATGCCAACCGGATCCTCGATGTATTCCGGGACCAGCCGCCCGCCCTGGGCCGGGTCGTTCCAGGAGACCAGCGCGACGGTGTGCCGGGCTTTGCGGGCGGTGCCCTGGTAGGTGAATTTTCCGCCGATGACGTTGCTGGGCGTGAAGGCAGCGGATGGCGATCCGTCCACGTCCTGGACCGGGATGGCCTGCCCTGCCCCGTAGTAGACTGTGGCCCGGCAGACGGACATGAGGTAGGTGAGCACCTTGAACGTCTCATCCTGGCTCTGGAGGAAGGTGTTGATCACGAACCGCGGTTCGAACCCGGTGTGGCCATCGGACACCATGACGTCGCAGTTCTGCGCGATGGTGTAGAGGTCGGCCTTGCTGATGGTGGCGCCGCTGGTGTAGCGCCCGCCGCCAAACCTAGGCTGGGTCGCCATGTCGTAATAGACCCAGGCCGGGTTGCAGCACCAGACAGGCTTATTCAGGGTAGATGTCAGGCGGTCCCCGAACGTCCCATCCCAGGCGCCCAGGGTGGTCCCGAACCCGCTGGCGTGATAGACCCCGGCCACCCATGCCCCGGAGCTGTCGAGGTGCGCCGGCTCGTAGTTGGACGGCACCAGGATGAGCCGATGGAGCATGTCGATCGTGACCTTGGGGATGCTGGGGAAATTTGAGGCATCGAAGGCCAGGGCCAGCAGTGCGGTGTTCGGATAGCGCAGCGCCGCGTCGATGACCGTCGTGCAGCCGTGCAGGTAGGTCTTGTTCTGGAGCAGGTTGGCATCAATCGCGTCAGGTGTGGTGCGGCTGACCCGGATGCACCACGGGGCCTGGCCGGCGGGGAGTTCGACCCGGTAGCCGATGATGTATTTGCTCGTGCATTGCCCGATGATCTTCCCGCCCCTGTAGAGGATCTGGCTGACGTATGGGCCGCCGTTGGACATCACGTCGATGGTGACGTCCACCTCGGTGCCGCTGGCCTTCCCGGTGCTCGTGCTGATGGACTGCAACATCGGGACCATGATTTTGACCACGGCGGCGGTGATGTTCGGGTTGGTGATGTCGATGAATACCTGACCCGCGGACCCGTATTTGATCTCCTGGTCAGTGATGGGCATCTCGCTTTCGACATCAGCGAACCCAGGAATCATGGCCTGGGTATTGGTCCCGGATACCATCGCCACCGAAAGGCCAGTGAAATTGAAGGTGCCATCCTCGTTTTCAATGGGGGTTCCGTTGAGTTTGATGGACTTCAGGCCGTTGGCAGGGCCGCCGACTGGACCCTCACCGATGGCGATGAGCATTTTCGCCGTTTCGACAATGCTGCTGTTTATGGCGCCGGTCCCAGTCCCATTTTTAGGACCATTCCCACCACCTGAACCAACATCGATTGGCCTCATTGGTTCTCCTAAATGACGTTGCCAAAGACAGGGGCGGAAATAGATGCACTCCAGGGGGTCGAATCGCCGTTCCCGGTCCATGCCCCCGTGCCGTCCCCGAGGCTGGGAAACTGACTGGGAGCCGAACCGTCCGTAACGATCTGCCCGCTGACCACCACGCCGGCCACTTCCAGGCGGCCATAGCCGACCGGAACCGGGACGCCCTGCTTCGTGGTCTGGAGGCTGCCATTGAACAGGCTGTTGGAGCTGGCGTTGTTCGAGGGTCCATTGGGGCCGATGGTCGGGGGCTTGAACAGCATCTGGGACAGACCGCCAAGGGTCATGGCGAGGCCGATGGATCCGATGGTGGATTGAGCACCAGCAGCGAATGACCCGGCTGCTCCCCATGCTCCCGAGGCGCCGTAGGTGACAGCCATGAGCGCAATGCCGATGATTACCATCATCCCCTCGTCCTTCGCCCCAGCCAGGACAGGGACGATGCGGATTTCTTGGTGCCCGTGCGGGTCCTCCAGGTGTTCCAGGTCTGAGTCCCGGCCGCCGACCACGATCCGGTATCCGGGGGCGGAATGGGCCAGGATATGGTCACGGAATCCCGGGACGGTGGCGCTCAGCAACTCCACGGCCTCGCGGGGGCTGGAAACATCGAGCATCCGCCGGCCGCGCCCGAAGCGCTTGCCCAGGTGCCCGTAGAGTCGGACGGGAGTCATCATCGGGCATACCTCAAGATGTGGGTCACGGACGGGAGGTAGCGGTGGATGTCTTCCTCGCTGGAGAGCGTTCCCAGGAGGTGGTGAAGGATCCGGCCCTTGCCCAGCGCGTAGGCAGCGTGGTTGGGGACCTTGGACTGGATCCGCATGAGGATCAGGTCGCCGGGCTCAAGGGCCTGGACCTCCTCGAAACCGCATTCCGCGAAGTGGTCCAAGTAGGGACTTTCGTTCTGCTCCCAGAACCTAACCCGCCGGGGAAAGTCGGGCAGGACGATCCCGTCCAGGGCGAACCGATCCCGCACGAGGCTGTAGCAGTCGGTCCACCCATACTGGAAGCGCCGGCCCAGGAGCGGGATGGGCTGCGGATCGATCCGCTGCATCGAATCGTTGGCGCCCAGGATGAACCAGGGAACGTCATCCTGGGCGCACGCCTCCATGTCCCACCCGGACGGCTCCGGGCTGCTGTCGGGGTGGCTGTGGCACACGGCCTGCACTTCCCCGGCCTGCTCGGCGGCGATCACGTCCTCCGGGTGGATCTCAAAGTGGTCCGAGGTGGCGATGTTCCGGCACGGCCGGTACTCGTTGGCCACGATCAGCCCGCAGCACTCGCGAGGGGCTTCCTGGTGGGCGTGGGCGCGGAAAGCCTCGAAGGTGGGCTGCATCATCCCAGCACCGCCCCGGGGAAGCCGCCGAAGGGGAGTGGGACGCCCGGGAAGTGGGCCTTGCAGTCGGTCAGGGTCTTGGCGCAGGACGCGAGACCGCCGGTATATCCGCACACGGTGCCCTTGTAGATCTCCGGGCAGCCGTTGGTCTGGATGATCCGCGACGGCACCATGAGCCCCTGGGCATCGCAGGCGGCCACGAGGTCGAAGGCCAGAACCTCGATGTCCTCGGACGTTTTCTGCTCGATGACCCAGATCTCGGGCCGGAATGCTTGGGTGGGATCGGCGGTCAGGTTCACGCCACTCGTGAAGTTGACGGCGTCCAAGAACTTCACCAGCACCTCGCGCCGGGTCAGGATCGCGCCGGTCAGGTCGCCCAGGGAGCGCACCATGGAACCGACCACGCCGTCGAGGTTGGAAACCTGGAGCTTCGGATGTGGCAGAGCCCCCTTCGTGGTCAGTTCGAAGCCGTCCGCGAAGATGGGCATCGGCATGTAGGTTACGCCGCCGAAAACCACAGACCCGCCGATCTGGTTGATCTCCCGGGCGAAGTGGTAGATCGACCCGCCGGGGATCATCGTGGCATCGAGGTCGAACAGAACAACCTTGGCGCCAGGCGTGAGGGTCTGGATCTCGGTGCGCGGAACACTCATGCCGGCACCTGCTGGAAGTTGGCCGTGATCGCATGGGTGCTGATTCCGTTGGTGAAGGGCGTCTCAACCCATTTCGGGCAGATGAACTGCGCCGCCGTCCCGAGCTGGGGCGTCCAGCTGAACGCCTCACCCGGGGCCAGGGCCAGCAGGAATGAGCGGATCGCCAGGAACTCAGCCGTTCCCCGGCCAGAGAAGCTGACCGAATGTGTGGGCAGGTCGCAGTTGATGCCGTCCCCGGAGCGTTGGGTGTATCCGTCACCGAACGGGGATTTCAGCATCCGCGGCTCGTGGCTGCCCTGGGGCGCGAGGTCGGGGATCCATGTGAATGTGCTCATGCTTGCCTCACGCCGGGTTCAGGACGCCGCCAGGGCGCTGTTGTTCAAGGGCCCACTGCGTCATCAGGCCCTTGAGGGAATCGCCGATGGCCTGGCCGTTGGCGCCGCTGGACTTCACCGATGTGCTGGCTCCGGAATCGGAGACGGTGACGTTGACCTGATTGGTAATCGTGGTCCCGCCGATGGCCCCTGCCCTGTTCTGAGCCGC